ATCCATCAATAAAATGCGTTTCTGCTAAGTAACCATCAAAATAGTCACCTACATTAATATTATCTCTTCCTATATTATGAATTACATTATTGTTAATTGGAAAAGCAAAGTTTTGGCTAGGATAAGTAGATGTGCTAAATGCAGTTACTTGTGTTCCATTTACATATATTTTAATTCTATTGGAAGCAGTAGCTTGAGTTGTGTCTACTGCAAAAACTATATGATACCAAGCTGAAGGGTCTCTAAATACTTGTGTAGTTACTAAATAAGCATTTGTAGCACCATTGTAAGCATAAAACTGAAAGTTATCTCCAGAAATAAATTCAAAAGATGCAAATAAAGAGCCAGTAGAGCCAGCAGTAAGTATTTTTTGTTGAGAACCAAAAATACTACGCTTAACCCATCCACTCCAAGTCCAAGTTGTTTGGCTTCCAGCACTAGCTGGTGTTCTTGATAGATAAGCAGACGCACTTCTTCTAAAGCGAAGTGAGTTATTTACATCATATCCACCAGTTGTGGTTATTGCATTACTATTGTTTAAAATAGCCATTAAGCCATTGCTCCACCAGTAGTTACATATACGTTAGTACCATTACTAAAGTATGATAACAGATATGTTCCTGCTGCACTTACTGTTGTTAAGAATGTAGAGTTTACTTTAGTTGTAGATGCTGCACTTACAGCATGACCACCTGTATTTACTAATAACACATAGCCTGATTGACCTGCTGTAATGTTAGTAAATGTAAGAGTAAATGTGCCTGTAGGTGTGCATGTAAAGTTATTAGTCACGTTCATATCAAATGAACCATCATTATCTGTAGTGACTGTGCCACGTTGTGATGCTGTAAATGTTTTAGCTGTATCTGTTTTAGCTACAAGAGAGCCAACATCTAAAGTTGGATTACCGGATACGCCATCACCATTAGTGACTGAAATTACATTAGTTGTGCCAGTAATTGTTCTAGCAGCAGCAGTAGATGAGCTAGTTCTAGTAATAAGACCATTTGCAGCTAAACCTGATATAGCTTGTAGCTCTGCATCATACGCTTGAACGTCTGTGCCTATAACTAAACTTGCGACAGTATCTCCTGTCTGAAGTTCTTGTATTGTTGTTCCATTAAGAACGAGTGGATATCTTGATGCCATGTTTTTTCCTTAACTTACTGTAACGTTAATTGTTGAGCCACTTCTATTTAATACAGGTAGAAAACCATTAGCTAAAGCAACATCTGCAACAGTAGTATCTCTTTTATAGACTGATAATTTAGTGGGTAAATTACCTTCATAAATTGCTTTTTCAGCAGGATAAGTTACAAATACATCTTTTGTACCTGCACTAAAGTTTACTGCACTTCCACTATTGCTAGACTCTAGTATAGTATCCCTAGATAAAGTCGTTCCTGAAGATGTGTATGTACCAATACCTACTTCCCATTCATTTGTGTTAGCTAATTGAATAGTGTAGAAAGTAGTATTGCCATTACCAATTACAGAGAATGACTGAAAGCCTGTCGCAGCACCACCTAATGTAACAGTACCTGTGCCTGTAGTGGTAGTGGTTTCTCTTACCCTATCTTTTACGACTAGAGCCATGATTTATCCTTACGCTAATGTAACGCTTAAATTACCTGAAGCAATCTTAAAGATATCGCCAGAGTCAATTGCTTTTGCTGTATCTAATGCTGTATGGTATAAAAGATTACCTGATGTTGCAGCATCATTAATACCAATCCAACCTACTGTTCCCCATGAAGCTGTTGCTGTTGGGAATGTTACGTCAGCATTGTTAGTTGTTACACCGTTCGAAGGTGATGCAAATGTTACAGATGTTCTAGCATAAGAACCACCTGATACTTCTGTACCACTACCTGCGTCTGTAGGGTCTGAAGTCCATAGTGATACATAAACTGTTGCAACTGATGTATATGTTGTGTTTCTTAGAGTTGCATTAATAAGTGCATTCTCTAAAAAGTTACTCATTTCTGCCATGATGTTTTTCCTTTATAAATTATCGTGGTGTTACACTTAATGTTGTGTATGAATAGGTTTGTCCAAGATCGCTTTTCTTGATGTTTGCAATTGCTCTATCATACAATGCTGACCATGTTGCAATTCTTGGATCATTCATTAAATATGGTTCTGCTTCTGCTAGAGTTGCGTAAAGTAAAGCGTCTGGGTAGTATGCTAAGAACAAGTTACTAGCTGTTGTGCTAGAGATAAATGTAGGTTGAGCATAGTATAAAATTTGAACTGTATATGATGTATCTTGGCTAGGTGCAAATTGGAACTCTGTACCTAACATTGTAAAGTAATGTGAACGACCTGATAATGTTGTTTGACCATTACGGAAGAATAGATCAGGTGTTTGGAACTCTAATAGAATAGGAGGATTGCCTTGTAAGTGCATCTCTCTTAACTCTAAGAAATCAGATGGGAACGCTACTTTATTATCACTTGGGCTAGTAGTCGCAACCTTTAACATTCTTTCTGTTCTTAAATCACGACTTAATCTTAACTGTGCTAACTGAACGAAGTCAGGAATAACACTTGTCAAGTCATTACGAGCTAAATAGCTTTCTACTGTAGCTGTAAACGTGGTGTAGTTAGTTAATGCCATCTAATTGTCCTTTTAATCTTTCCCAGCATTTGTCCATTTCGTCTCTATGCCATTCAGCACTTGCTAATGAACGTAACCATTCAGTTCTATCTGGGTATTTTAAGTTTTCTATATCTTGAATTTTGTTTGAAATAGGTATCGCTGGACTATATTCTGAAACAATCACCGGAATACCATAAATACTTGCTTGTACATCTGCTACGCTACCAAAACTTACAACAACATGAGCATTTTTTACAGCTTGGTTAAAGTCACCTTCACCTTTACGCTTAACTATGATCTTGCGTTCTGTATATTTACGTATTTCTTCTACAGTTTTATCTAACCAATCGTTTGCTTGGTAGATATATGCTATTTTGTCAGCAGGTGGTAGTATAATTACGTGTTCACCTGACCGATATTCTTTAACTTCTGGTATTTCTCTATCTGAAGTACGCCAATCTGTGCAATGATAATTATTTACGCAGAATCTAGCCCAATTTAAATCTGTATTTCTGTTAAAATAACCATGATCTATAAGAATGTAGGGTATATTTTGCTTTCTACACTCCATTTGTATGTTATCAGCACCATGTAAATTGCCAACAACTACAGGAATAGACTTACCATCCCATTCTGTTGTTAAAGTACCCTTACAATGCGTTTGTAAGCGTTTTAAAACGTTATCTCTGCGTTCTATGCCACTCAGTATTAACTGCATCTAAAACCTGTTCTACGGTGATTGCTTTCGCTTTTAGAAGGCAATGTTTACATACGCTATTAAAAGTCCCACATGGCTCTGAACCGTCATGTATATTTCTATGGGTATCATATCCTAAGTGTTTCGGTGAACTAAATCCTGTCCAAATAACCACAGATGGTATGCCTAAAGCTGCTGCTGCATGATGTAAACCACCATCTGTCCCTACAAAAACACTAGCTTTGTTTAGTATGGCTAATGCTTCCCTGAATGTTTTTGTTTCTATCCAATCTGTATATCTTTTAGCAGTACAATCACCTACTTGTTTCCAAGGTAAGTCATGCTTTACTAATTCATCCCACTTATCCCATGCTTTGTTTACAGTATGAATAAATGTACGTTTTACATTAGGCTCTATAAGTATAAAAGGTTCTTTTACTTTCTTATCTGCCCACATCTTTTCGTCTTGAGATAAGTATATTTCACCAGGCTTTGGCTTATAGTTATCATTAAATACTAGATGTCCGTCTTTAGAACCATTTAGATAAGGTCTGTGATTAGGATAATTCTTTACCCATACCACATCTGTATCTGAATTAGATGCCATGCGAGGATTGTTAGCAAATACTTGGTGATCGTAAAACATACTTACACCATTACCAATCTTGACTTTCTTTTTAGTCTTTTCGTTTGCTTCTTTGACTTCTGCTGAAGCCATGATCCAATCACCTAAGCCCATTATATTTGGGTAGCGACACTCTCTATGACTTCACGCCATGATCTGTCATCTTGGTAAATTAATCGCATAGAACGATACCAAGGCATACTAGGTTGAGCATAACGCCATTGGTGATATTTAGGTACTAGACACCATGTTTTAACACCCATAGCACTAGCACAATGTTGAGCTGTAGTATTGACACCTAGAACCATATCTAGTTCAGCAATCATAGCTGCTGTGTCATCATAATCTTTTGCGTCTGTTGCAAATTCAAAGTATTTTACGCCATCAATTTTGCGTTCTACGCTATAATCTAGGCTTACTAATTGTATATCTTTGCGTCTTAATAGTGGTTGTAAATCATCTTCTGTGAGCTTACGACCTTTAGCATTTGTTAGTTTAATGCCACCTTTTGTAGTAATGCCTATGACTTTCTTTTTATAAGAGTCAAATAAAGCTCTCCACATAATACGTTTTTCAGGATCAGCTTTTAGATAAGGTGTGCCAGGAAAGTCTTTATTGTTATGTCTAAAGAACTCTGGTAATCCACCTACACCACATCTATAATCAAATTCTTTATCTGCTATCCATTCAGGATGAGCTTCTTTACGAGTACCATGTACTTCTGCTTCAGGAAAGCTACGTCTAAATAATGTTTCTAGTTTAGGGTCACAGTCTATATAAACTTTCTTACTAGCTTTTATAGCGTCAGGAATACATGAGCCATAGAATATCTCATCACCTAAACCTTGTTCGCCATAGATAACTAATGTTTTATCAGGTGTGCCATCCCATCTTACTTCGTTACCATATACCCATTCTTTACGGAACTTACCACCTAAAGACTTACCCCATTCTTTCCAGCCTTTATCATATTCACCTTTGGCTAGATAACTATGCGCTAGATTTAATTGTGCGTGTAAATCTGTAGGATTGCATTCTAAAGCCATATTACATGACTTCTCTGCATCATCCCATTTAGACATCTGTACTAGCGTTGCTGCTGCATTAGAATAAGCTAAATGATAACTAGGGTCTAATTCTGCTGACTTTAGGAAGTATTGTATAGCTTCCTCTGGCATATCCATTTCGTGAGCTGCACGACCTAGAGATGTCCATAATGCTTTATTACCTGGTTGTTCTTGTAATGCTCTACGAAAGAATTGGTAAGCAAATGCTGGTTTATCGCCTTGTAACCAAATATAACCTAAGAAGTTTAATGTAGCTGCATCATTAGGATATGTTTCTAATACTGTGTAGATTAGAGGTAATGCTTCGTCATACGCTTCCTTAGTTATAAGGTCGTGTATAGCTAATTGTATATTCTTTAATTCGTCTTTATCCATTACTTCTTATTTTTATCCATATCTTTTAGCACTCTATCTGAAGCAATATTGCCTATAAATGTTCCTGAGACAGATGCTGCAAACTGTGTGCATCCTGTTAATAATATGGAGATAATGAGAATATATTTAGCCACGTTTAGTAGTCAACTTCAAGTATGGATAGTTTTCGTTTATTTCTTTCATCAACTCTTTTGTTTGGTTAGGGTTATATATATCTATCCCTTTTTGTTTTAGCTGCATTTCCACTACTGGTGGAATACTAGCAAAGTGCGCCCATTCTTGTTTAACGCCTTTATCCCATGTATCTGGGTTATCTCTTGCTTGTTTAATCTTGTCTAACATTCCACTTATATCTTGTGTAGAAGTTAGGTAGTATGTATCTTTAGCTGGGTCGTAATCAAAGTATTGAGTTACACCTGTTACGCTATTGTGGTCAAATAATATTGGCATATATAAAAATACAAAGAGGGCGAATTAACACCCTCTATTGTATCATAACTACTTACTAAGCACCTACGTTTTGTACTTTAGCATGTGCATCTGGGTTTTGAACCACTAATGCGTATTCTGCTGTGAGTAACCATTTTGTGCTGTCACCAGTCTTAGCAAGTTCTTCTTTGCTTAATGGACGTAGTGAAGCTAAGCCAACATAACCAGGATCAACAGCAAGAACTACTTGATCTCGCATGAAACGGTCTAGTTTAACTGTGTGGTTACCGAAGTCTGAAACGTAAACGTCTGCAGCGCCAGTAATTGTTGCTTGTGTTGTACCTTGAACATTGTTGAACTTAGTAGCAATACCTGCAAAGCCTGAGAAACGAGCTTTGTTAGTTGCTGACATAAGGATTAATGATGGTTCGCCACCATCTGTCCAAGCTAATTGTAATGCTGATTTTAGGTCTGCTTCAATGAATGTTACAGAAGTACCATCTGTTGGTGATGCTACTGTACCGTTTACGAAGCCAGGTGTTGTACCTGCTGTA